CGCCGCCTGCTGTTTTTACTTCCTTACCTTCTAAGTAACAAAATCCTTTGCCATTAGCTCTATAAAGGCCGTCTAATCCCAGTGTACGAGCTGCATGAGCAAGCACATACGCACTATCTGTTCTGCTACCAGCTTCGCTCTCCATTTTTGCTACATCGTCTAAACTCATTCCAGGCTTTGCATATTTTGCTACTATAGCGTCAAGTTTCTCGTTGCCGCCTTTGGATGCTTCGCCTTTGCCCTTTTCAAAAACTTCCCAACCATTTTTATTAGCAATATATTTTTTTAATTCGTCTTCGCTTTTACCATGCAAATCAAAAACTTCACCGTCTTTATTTTTTATTTGGATTTTCGGTTGGCTTCGATCAACATTAACATTAACCATACTACCATTTGATTGTATAGTATATGCTTTTCTTTCTAATAAGTTTAAAATGGATCTAATATCGTTCATGGTTAACTTCCTATCGGGCTCTTGTTGTTTTGTGTATCGCCAATGTCTTTTGACTCACCAGGTTTAATACCTTCAACAGGATCAATAGCTCTTTCTTTACGAGCAGTTTCAAGCTCTTTTAAAAGATCCATTGTTCTGTTTTCACCGACACTATCTTGGCCGCTATCGCCGCCCATGTCTTCTGTGTTTAGTAAGGATTCGTATGGCTGTTCTTCTTTTGTATCTTGCTGATATTCTTCTACAGGATCGCCTTCGCCACGCACAATAATATGGCTATGTCCTACTCCAGTTTCAGTTACAAGATATTGTTCTAATACAAATGCAGTTACAGGATAGTTTACTTCAACATCGAAATGTGTTACTTCACAGTTGCTTAACTGTGGAAAATCTAATGGTTTTTCTGTTATTGGTGTTTTCTTTCCGGTACTTATACCAACAATATCATATTTTGTCATTGCTGATTCAAGCCTGTCTGTAAAGTGTTCTGGTACTTCACCAGCTACTCTAACCTTAAATTTGTAAGTCTTTTTAGACTCTGTTAAAAATTGTGCAAATGTTTTCATTGTAACGATCCTATTATATGTTATTTATCCATATTCTTAAGTTTTTCTAGCAGACTATTGCGATCTGTAACTACATATCCTTCGCCTTGTACTACATCTCCTTCAATGCCGCCGTCCTTGTCCATTTTTTCTTTTTTAAGTTGTAAGTCGACCATCTTAAGTTTTTTATCTAATTTAGCAACTTTAGCGTCTAGGTTAGTTTTTAGCATATTGCCAGCAACTTCGAATACTCTACCACTATAACGGCTTTCGACATTCATTCCTAAATCCATTAGATCTTCGTATGCTTGCATTGCCTTATCAGCAACTTCATTTAATTCTTTATCTGCTAATTCACCTAAACCCTTTACTTGTGGTAATGCAGCACTAATTTTATCTAGTTCTTCAATACTGCGCACAGTGTCTCGTTGTTCAACAACTGCTTGTTGAACTTTGTCATTATTTTTCGACTCTTGAATTATTTCTTTAGAATCGGGTAGGTTTAATAATTCTTCTAATTTTTTAGTCATTATTTCTCGCCATTAACTGCTATTTTATTTATTCTATCGGCGGCCTTGGTGGAAAATATCTGTTTCATTTACAACACGGAAATAAAGTCCTTGTTGTTTACACCACGCTCTTGCAGCTTCCCATTTAGCCTGATTTAAAATATAATGTGCTTGATTATGCTTGCTACGACCAACTTTTTCTCTAATAGTTTGATTAGCTGGTTTAACTTCGATAACTTCTACTCTTTGTTTGCCATTGCGATCGACATAAGCAACAAAGAAATCAGGAACATAAATTGTATGTTTTCCAGTTAATGGATTTCGATAAGGTATTTTTACTGCTTCGCTCGCCCACTGTGCTACATTGGGATGCTCGTCACAAAATCTCATAAATGCAAACTCCCAACTTGATCTATAAGTTGGTGTTTTGCGTCCTACATATTTTTGAGGTTGTTTAAGTTTGAACTTTCCTTGCGCAAAGTGTGCCATGTTACACCACTATATTGCGTTTTTCTAATTTTTCTACAGTTTCTGTTCTTTTAAAACCTAAACTAGAAGTTGAATCTCTGTTGTAATTTAAAACTTCTGCAACAACTGAACTAAGCTGTATTTCATTAAGTCCTTTTAATGTATCTAACAGTTGAAAAACATTTACATTATCAATTTTTGCTTGTTCTAGTAGTATAGTTGATGTACTAATTGCTGCTGTTTGATCAAAACCTCTTTTTGTAAAAAACCCAACAACAGCATCGACTTGGTTACTTGGAAAACTTAATTTTTTTGTAAAGTATTTGTTGAAAAATTCAGTTGTTTGTTTTTCTGAAGTTGCAGGTGCTTTTGGTAGACTTGACATTATGTAGATCCTTTTAATGCTGCTTTTGCGCTGGCAGATAAACTATTGTAGTTTGCAGTATTTCCGTTTACCCCTCCGGTACCTCCTGCATTTTGGTATGCTTTATTGTTTGCAATTCTAGCAGCACTATCTTTAGCTGCCTCAGTGTTGTTTGCAGCTTTTGCTAATGCAGATAACCCAGTAACAGCCGCTGTAGCTAATACTAAGTCTTTTGCTCCGCCCGAGCCTCCATTTTTAGGAAAAAATGTGTTTGCTACACCGCTAACATCTGTACCAGCTGCTGCACCAATTGCGCCTTTTAATAAACTAAATCCTTCAGCTCTAATACCTTCACTACTTAAATTTCTCACATTGCTAATTAGATTTGCCGCTGCTAAACCTGCTTCTAGAGGACTACTAAATGAACCATCATTTGTAATAAAGTCATATAAACTTATGCCAGCACCGATAGCGCCGCCGACGCCAAGTGATCCGCCACCTAATAAACTAGCAGGACTAGGTGTTGTATCATAGTGCGAAGGATCTGCAAATCCTTTAGGATTATCTGCACTAACACTCCCTCTGTCATACCATACTGCTTCATACTGTACTGTCATATTATTTGACATTGTACCTGCGCCATCGGCAGAGTCAACGCTGTCATGACCCCAATCTGAAATTGTAGGATTAACTAGTGTGTATGTTGTATAAGTTTTTCTAGTTAATTGACTAATTTGTATTGATTTAAAAAACGGTTCGCTTTGATTGTTATCTAAACCATATCTGTATTTGTTTAATTCTTTTCCTTGATAAGTGTTATCACCTGGTGAATTACCACTAATTTGTCTATTATATGCTTCGGGTAAGGCACCATAGTTACCATCTGCGAAATAGTATCTATAATATGCTTCCATTAGTGCAGATGTTATACCTAAATTGTCATCATGAAACTGAATTGCTACAGGTTGGTAACTAATACTAGTTTGTACATTTTTAATTCTATTGTATTTTTTCTTAGTATCAACAGTAGCAGTGTACTTAGGTAAATCTGCCGACTTAACAAGTAATCCAATTTCTCTAGTGTGTCGTTGTTTCAATTCAGGTAATATGCTTGCCGGTAAATCATTTATTTCAAAAAATACATGATAGAGAAATTTTGTCTTAGGTGCTAATCTAAAAGCATCTGTGACAAAGGTTTTACTTGCGTGTCTAAAGTCACCAAGGTTACCTTTTGGGCCTAGCGCCCCGCTTGCTAAATTATCTAAAAATCCTGTGAACTTTGCCATACTAATATTTATCAGATTAATTAACTGGGTAGATAAAAGAAAAGGGGTACTATTGAAGTACCCCTATAAAGATTAGGAACTCTTTTTATTTTTAAGCACCACCGCCGGTAACTAGAGTATTTGTAGTTCTGCCAATAGCAGTACCAATACCTGTACCTTGTGGTGATTGTACAGCATTGTCATATCTAATATTTAATGCAATACTTACTGGGTCTGTTGAGTTAGAATATGCTAACTGATTGTAGTTTGCACTTTCAACATAACAGCCGTATAATTCAAATGTTTCTAGTACAGTTGGTGTATTAGCACCATTACCACCGTCTAAGATTTCAATTCTAGTTGTGAACTTATAATCTTGTCCTGATGCTGCACTTGACTGTTCATAAAAGTCAAATTGTTTCTGAAGTTGTTCGCCAACAAGTTTTTGTACATTGTTGTTAACATCTTCACGCAAGTTAAGTGTAATTGGTTCCCAACTGTGTTTACCTGCTAGATAAACTCTCGAGTTGTAAATGTCTATAGTCATTTGTTCAAATGACACATTTGGACGAGCTACATCAATAACTTGTTTTGTTAGTTCTGTTGTTGGTGTTGATACACCGAAGTTTTCTAATGATACCCTAAAACGATATTGTAGTTTGGGCATCAACAGGCCTTGGTTGCTTGCAGAATCTCCGCTAGCCAAAGGCACTGTAATTTTTGATAGTGTTGATATTGCCATTTAATTTGCTCCTAATCTATATGTATTTAGCAATTTTACAGTCCTGCTATTTCCCCAGTATTTTTCAGTCTTAGCGGAATGTAAATAAATTCAACTGCCTTAACTGGTTCAATAGCAATGTCTAAGTGTAGCTCATTTCTATCAATTCTACTTGGAGTGTTGTTTGATTCATCACAAACTACAAGGAAGTCATAAAGTGCTCTTTGTCCTACTAACTCAAGTAGTAAGCTCTCTGCAGCGCCTTTGATTTCATCGCGTGTAATTTTATCATTTGGTTCAAACAAGTATGGTTTAGCAAGTGTGTTAAGCTGGCTTCTTAAGTAGATAACAAGTCTTGCAACATTAATTCTGTCTAAGCTGCTTGCTGCTAGTTGTCTGGTCTTTTGCCCAAATGCTACTAAGCCTGCACCTGTAATGAATGTAATTGGATTAACTGCATTTGCATACAATGTATCTCTTTGACCTTCATTAAGTGCTATTGACTTAAATTCGCCTTCTGAGTCAATAAATCCTGTTGAACTAGCGTTTGTGATTCCACCGCGTCTTGTACCTGCTGGTGCAAACCATGGAAAGCTAACTTGGTCGCTTAGTGCTATTGTTCTCATCATCATGTGTGAAGGAGGAACAACAACATTATTGCCAAAGTTATCACTTGTAAATCCACTTGGATAGTAAACACCTAAGTATGGATCTGTAGTTACAAGTCCGTCGTCATTATCTTCAAGAGCTAATGATTGGTTTGTAGCCCAGTTATTAATTGAAGTAGCATCACTTGGTAGTCTGAATGGTGAATCACCTAACACAAATGCTGTTAAGCCTCTGTCATAATTTAGTGATTTCATTTCGCCAATTAATTCTGGATAACCTGGGCAAGACATTAAGTTAAACAGTCTTGATTCATCATCTCTAATATCTTCATTACTGTTT